ATACTATTAATACCTGTAGCACTTTGATTAACAGTAAATGACTTCTCAGAACTGTCCTGAGAACCAGGCATTACAATACGAGAACTATATTCAGTAACTGTTCCAGCAGAGGAAACAAGAACTTTTAAACTATCATTTACTCTTGCACCAACTCGGTATCCTTCAAGAACATTTTCAGGAGGTGCTTCTTGATTAGTTTTACCGTAAAGATAAAGATTAGCAGTCGATCCAACACCGACAGCAGAATATCCAGAGGGAAGGGTCTTTAATACATCTATTGATTCAAATTCTACAGCACTTTCTGTAAGAGATATCTCTTTAGGAGGAATAATGTGAGTAATATATCCCGTATTGTCCTGATTAAATGCGTTTCTCTTAAATCCTTTAGATACAAGAGATTTTGCTCCAAAGTTAGAGTTAGAGTTAGTAAGAGATTGATCTCCACCACTCTCTGCTAAGAAATGCTCTGCATAACCAATAGCAAACACAGAAACAATCTGTAAAACAGCATCATTAGCACACCTTATATGATAGTTCTTATAAGAAGGTTTATAAACAGCTTTTGAATTTGTATGAAGATTAGATATTACCGTTGAATCATCATATGTTCCTGTTTGTGGAGTATCATTATTATAAAGAACAAATGCATTATTATCTTTCTGTAAACCAATACCTGTAAACTGAGCAACCACCATTGAACGGAATCCAGTTGCTTTATCACCATCAGCAAACATACCACACATACCATATACTGATCTCAACGAAATGTTGAACATATATGGCGAAGAGGATGTTACAGTATCAGAAGTTAATGATAGAGTTGCACCAGCAACACTTGGAAGTGGGGTTAATGGAGCATTTTGGACTTCATATTTTGCCTCAGTATTACTTGGTTTTTCAGAAACAACAAACTGCCCATCGTATCCTGATGCACTAATACCTTCAATACGGAAAGGAGTATCTACTTGTAGACCATCTACAGCAGAGGTGGTAGTAACGGTAATAGTTGTAGTTGCTGTTACACCATCACCAGACTTAATACTAGAAATTCCAACAGACTTACCAGTTGATCCAACAATTCTATACTCATCAATCTTAGGTTGAATGTCAATTCCTGCAGATGGATAATCTGGTTCAATAGCACGACCAGAAGATTGTCCATAAACAAGACCCACTTTCTCATAATACATTTCCAGATCAGTACGACCTGCATCATATACTAGAAAATCATCATTAATACTGACATCATTAACACCATCAGCATATTCAAAACAAGTTAGTTTATGATGAGAGAAATTAGGAACGAACTCATTAGTAGTATAGTCAAGATAGCACTTTCCGTTAGGATTGGCATCAAACATAGAGAATTGCCAAAAATAGCAACCACCAGTTACACGGAATAATGCTGATCTTTCAATATTATCATTTGTTGGACTTGGAACATATTTCGGTCTTATCTTCGTTTTTCTTAAATCTAAACCAACAAGTGAAGTACCACGAGGAACTATAACACCACCATATACACTGTTTAACTTATAAAGTTCATTATTAGGTGAATCTAAATCAAAATTAGAATTTAAATCATATGGAGGAAGATCATTAGACGTAGCACCATTTCTCTCGTAATATTGATTTGCTCCAAAAGGAATATAACCTGGTCTATTATCTACCGTGTGTTCACCTGGATATAACAAGATTGTTGTTTTACCAAACCTGTCGTTATTTAATCCTTTTTGATATGAAAATCTTGATGATTCTATTAATGCACGTTGAATAGTTTTAAAAGGACGAGTAAGCGAATTACCCTGATTTTCAATACTATCAGTTGCATCTAGATCATTAGGATTGACATAGAGAATATTTCCCCGAACTGACTTCAGAAAATTGTCTAATCTAGAGAGACCCATCTTGCTCGCATTATAGTTCTTGTTATGGATTATTTAGCATCACAAAAAGGCATCTATTAAATTTCTTGCCAAACCTAACGTGAGAGAAAAAATGGCAGGATTTTTTTCCCGCTTTTTTGGAATTAAAGGTCGTTTTTCCCTGAGAGAGGGTCTGCGTAAACTAATCGATCATCTGGACAAGTAGCACGTACCAACTCAAGCACATTCATAAACTCCTCTACATTATCACAATTTACTTGTTTGGTATCACCTTCACTAGAATAAAGATAGAAGGTTCTTCTAACAGGATCTACCACACATTTCGTGAGATACTCTTCGTCTTCCATCTTATTATTTGACATATTTAGACAGTATACACCATCCTAGAATAAATGTCAACGAGTCCAAGTATTTTGACCAGAATAAGAAGAATCATTTCCTTTAGGATCAGGATAATCTTCCCATGTCTCACCTTCATACTCTACCACTAAAGGATTTATATCCTTTCTTTCAGCATACACATGATAAAAGCAATCAATTGGCATTCCACCTTTTGATTGTAAATAAATCTTCTCATCATCCCACCTCTTTATTATAATATCCTGATGAGCACCGATAGGTTGAAGTTGGACTGAAATACTATCTAAATGAACTAGACCTTTCCAATAAGAAGGTAAGAAAATTTCTTTTCCACTTCTCAATCTACCTCGATGATAAACACCAACCTCTGCACCCTCAATACATGCATGAGCAAGACGATATCCTTCCTTTGAGGGATGAGGAATATCAAACTTCTTAGGAAGACCGTCTGCTACTGAATGTCTTGCCTCTAGTCTTCCAGTGGAAATACAATCAACTGATCCAGTAACATAGATATCTCCATCAACAAATACTCCCCCACGAATCCATTGTGCTGTTGGAATGGATCCAGATGTACCAAGAGACTTCTTAGGCATCTCACAATCAGGATCATCATTAGTAAGTGACCCTACCATCATCGTAGCACCAGTATGATCAAACTCAGAAGGTTCACCAAAAACTACTGGACCTTCCGCAAACAAAGCACCATTAATTTCTTCATCACCTTCTTTAATAGCAGGAACAATCCCTACTCCTATTCGTACTGCCTTTCCACAGTTTAATGTTTCTTTTTCTATAGCCATTTTAATTTTTATTGAAGTTCATTAGTGCCTGGTTTATATTGTTGAGCTGGTTCTCCTCTATCTAGTGATGCAACAGTAGCAGGAGAAGCACTTTCAAGACTGTTCTGTTGTCTTTCTCTTTGTCCTCCAAACTTAGAGGGTTTTCCAAACACAGCATCAGTGATGTTACTAATTAGAGAGGCATAGGTTGATAAAACTCCATTAGCAGCAGTTTCAAAATCACCAGCACTACACATCTTTGTGAAGACCTGCGAACTAGTAATTAATTTTTTACACTTAAGATCGACAGTCTCTTCAATATCCATTTTAAGATGTCCTCTAGTCTCGCCTTCGCCTTTAGTAACTAACTCAATGTCAGTTGCTTCCATTCTAATTTTACCATTACTGGCTTTGATAATAATATTACCATTCTCTGCATGAATAAGGCAAGACTCTAATGCTTCTTTTTCTTCACGATCATCAATCCAAGGATACCTTCCACAGGTTAATGACAATCTACCAGGACTAGTAGAAGTGGTAGAAGATCTTCTATTGTTATCTATTTCTAAACAAAATTGATGCTCTCCATCTTGTTTGTTTTCTAATTTAACAGCATTAGTTACAGCACCATCCTTTGATATACCGCCAAGAAAAACACCTCCCTTCTCATTCTGTCCAATACATAAAGAAGTATAATTTTTCTCAGCAGTAGCAGTTGGTGGTCCGTTTTTATTATCCCCTCCTCTACTATTTGGATTTTTATTTGTTTTAGATCCTTCTGACATTTTATTATGTTAAATTATCGGGGGTTCCAGGAATATCAAGTCGTGGATTATCACTACTTATATCAGTACCCTGTCTGAGTATTGCAGAAGCAGGTGTGGTGACTTGAGCATCGATGCTTTCTTGTAGTGTATCATAAATCTGCACCAATTGACCAGCAGTTTCATAATATCCAGCATATTTAACACCATCTTTATAGAAGATAGCACCATAATATGCACGACCATCATAATATCCTGTCTGCTTCACACCTACAAGATCAGTAACTTGTAATAATTTATCACGATCAATAGTGGGATCTACAGGATCAGGAACTACCTCTACTACAGGAATTCCTCTAAATCCAGATCCTGTTGGAGAATCTATTGTTATACGAGGATAACCTGTAATTCCAACTCCAATAGTTCCAGATCCATCTTCTCCATCACCATCATCAAGACATATTTTTTTAATTCTTCCATAAGAATCCATCTCGCATATATGGGCTTTAGTACCACCTCCATTATTACCTATATCTACTGCATCATCAGGATTATAATTGATTCCAGGCGTATCTATAATTATTTCTTTTAACTTTATTCCAACAGGATATCCAGGACCAGTTGGTGGTTCCCAACCATTACCTGGAGATATAGGAATCACTTCATCAACCACCCCTGCTCCTCCTACTACATTAGGACAAGGTGGAGGGATAAGTATACCTGACACACCCATAGGATTTTCTGCCCAAGATTTATGTTTAGGTTTTCTACCTGCAGCCACATTTACATCCACTTTTCTGGTAATTGAAAGAGCCATTCCAGATGGATTGTTAAACCATGCTTGCTGTCCTCTATAATAATCAGCAGATAATTTTTTAAATAAACCATCAGCAGCAATATTAGTCTTACCTAAGTTTCCAAAGGAGGGAGCAACAGCTACCACATGCTTTCCTTTAGTTACTTTTATCATCTTTGTTATACCAGTTTTCCAATTTGCTTCATCTCTTGCAGAAACTCCAGCAATTGTATCAAAATCTCCTATAATTATCTCCTTACCATCCAAATATACTGATCCATGAGCATCATGAGCAAATAGAAATTTATAAGTATCATCTGCAGGAAAATCAACATTAGACCAAACATAATTTATTACTTGACCACTACCCCCAACTGGATAATCAGGAGCAACCCCACTCTTTTTCATAAATTGTCCATATCCTTTAAAAGCATAGCGATATAATTTAGGACCATCATAAGTAACTGCATCTTTCTGCACCTTAACTGATGCTACAGAAGAATCTACTTTAAACTTACACATATTCTTATTAATATCATAAAATTTACCATGAGATGCCGTACATACTAAATCATCAAATGTAATACCTCCCTGCTGTTCTGCTGGTATATGAGGAATATCCTCTACCATTAATACACCACCGTCTGCTTTTAAAGCATTAGGAGGAGCAACATAATTAGCAGGGAATAATCCTACACCTGCATTTTTAATCTCAACAATATATTCCTTTCCAATCTCTACTCGTCTATTAATAGACTTCTTACCATCTAATTGACGTAACTGAGTCTCTTCAACAGGATCAAAAGTTTCAACCTCAGGTTCAGATAATTGTTTTACATTAGTAGCAGTAAAGTATGCTCTAGCATCTCCAAAAATATCTGCTCCTGATGTTGCACCCGCAGAAGTATCAAGATCAAAGAAATTAATTCTCTTATTTGGTTTTTCTTGACTAGTATTATCTAAACTACCAGCAGGACCAATGATAGGAGCAGCAGCATCAGATAATAGACTAGTTGCTATAGGATATTCTTTACCACTCTTAAAGGTTGCCTTCTTAACCACAGAACCACCTCTAAAAGGCCATCCTGATAATTCTCTAGGACCATCGGTTCTTCTAAAGGTTAAAGGAGCATCTTCGGTCTGAATAGTAATGTGACTAACAGGAACAGGTGGTGGATCAAATGATGGAATAGGTGGATTAGATAACTGAGTAATTGAAGTAGCAGTAAAGTATGCTGATACATCTCCAAAGAGATCTGGACCTGATGTTGCACCACCAGTGGTATCTAAATCAAAGAAATTAATCCGTTGATCTGGATCAGCAGCACTAGTATTATCTAAACTACCAGCAGGACCAATAATGGGATCATCTGCTCCCGCTAGTGTGTCAAAACTTACCTTATATTCCCTACCGTTTAAGAAAGTTCCATTTTGAGTTACTACTCCTCCTCTACCAGGCCAACCATCTAATAGTGTTCTTGGACCATCAGTTTTCTCAAAAGTAAGAGGAGCACCTTCTGTCTCAATAGTAATAGAAGTTACTGAATCTCCACCACCACGATTAGGATCGTCTACATGATAACGAAATTCTAATGCTACATCTACCAAATAGTTACCAGTGACCTGCAAGAAATACCCTTCACTCCTCTTTATAAATTTCATGGTAGCAGCAATAGGTACGGGATCAGGAGGAGAAGGTAGTGGTACATATCTAAAATCAAATCCAACTTCAACCAAATCATTACCACTAACCTTCATAAAATAATTACTATCTCTCTTTATAAATTCTACATCAGCATCAACTGCTGGTTTAACTTGAGGTGGTGGAGTTACTTTTCCTGCTATTAATTTTGGACCTTGTTCATAAAATAATCCTTTGATATCAATAGAATTAATAAGAGCTGTATTAGTCGTTACTTTAAAATCAACATCAACTGTCTTAGCAAGAGATCCCCCTCCAACATCTACCCAGTCAGCAGCATTAAAAATCTTTTGGTCTATTAAATTCCTTTCTTCAAACAAATAATTCTCAACAACAACTTTTATCTTAGATGGTCCTTCATTTAAAAAAACCATTGTCTCATCTTTAACCTTCCCAGATCTCTTGGTTTCTAATTCTAATTTACCATCAATATAAAACTGGGAATTATCATCTGCAGAACCCTTTAACTTATAAAAACCATCATAAGGAATATCTACAGTCCATTCATTCTCAAAAGGAGTTCCACCACCTGATGTACTGTCTATATCATATGGTGGTACAGGAGACATTGCATATTTGTTAAGGAACGGTCCCCATCCATCAACATATACTGGATGCCATTGGACAGTTCCACCAGCAAATCTAGTAGTCCAGAAAGGATTAGAAGGACATCTTCCTTCCTGTACTGGTTTAGGTTGTTGTGGAATAGGAGGAGCAGGTGCTTCAATTATCATAGCAACGCCCATTGGATTATAGTGCCAATCTACTTGCTTAACTCTTTCTTCTTTTGTAAAAGCAGTTGTAATATTAATAGCCAAAGCCATGGGATTTAATCCCTTTCCAAATCCAAATTTACCACCAACAATCTGTTCCAAAGCAGCATTAAGATTATAAGTTCCTTCCTTTATGTAACGTACTTCTCTTAATTTACCAGTGCCTCTAGTTCTACCATTAACTTTAGTGAATCCTTCCTTTCTAATCTCAACTTCATCTCCTATTCTTAAATTAACATTATCATCAACTGCTATCTCAATAATATAGTTACCACTCACAGGAAAATTAACATTATTCCATCTGATTTCATGAGTTCCTGCATAAGGATTGTCAGGAAGTTTTACAGTAGTATCAAAAGGACAGATTCCATAGTCATTTATAAATCCCTGCCCACTACCAGCATTTATTCTCCATAATTTTCTATTTGCTTTATTAATATAATCAACAGTATTAAAAACCGTCTTAAGTTTTGTAGATTCAGATGAGATAGGTGCTTCAATTACAGTTCTAGATTTTTGTAGATTTTTCGCACTAACAAGTTTTAAAGATCCATTAGTATCTGACCCATGACTATCTAAGAAATCTATCTGACCATACTTGACACTATTAACTCCATAAGTAAGATTTTGTCTGACTAATTTAGTTGATCCACTATTACCTTCAACTATAAAAGGACCATATCCAAACTCACTACGTTTAAATACCCCCTTCGCAGAAACAGATCCTTTAGTTTTAAAGTTACCATTAGAATCTTTCTCTCTTTCCAATACCAAATCAGGACCATTTGGATTAGGAATAGTAATCTTAGTAACAGCAGTTCCTGCAGTCCGTGGATTGTCATTATATTCTAAGGTTAAAACTAATTCGGTCTCCTCATTACCACCAACAGCAAGATGATATCCATTACTTTTAAGAATAAAATCTCCACCTGCCACCTGAATTTCTTGTCTAGTTGATATTTCATCTCCTTGAACTGTAACATCTTCTAATATGGGATGATTATAAAGTTCTAATTTTAAGTTATGCTTCCCCTTTGTGATAGTCTCTTTGAAATGTAAAGGATTAGATAACACACTACCAGCAGCACCTCCCTCACCTATTTTAAATTCAGAAACCGCCTCATTATCTAAGAAAAATCTTGCATCATTATCACATTGTGCTCTAAAATTATACTCACCATCGTAAGGAAACTCTACATCCTCCCATTCAAATGTATACCATCTTCCAGGAAAATCTGATCCCTTTGATCGTGACATAGGAACAGGTGATATAGCATATGAATTTAAAAACTCACCCCATACACCATGTTTTACTTTATAAAATGTTTTTGTTGATCGATTATCTCCTGTTACTTTACTGGGAGCTTCATGAGTAGTCCACCAAGGACTTTGTACCTCCCGCAACTCCTTCATATAATTTTTAACTGTAGTCTCAAAAGGAGTATCCTGAGGATTAATATACTTATTTGGATTCCATGCTCCTATATTTTTTCCTTCAGAAAATTCGACTCCATATCCTACAATTGGAGGAGCAAGTTCCATTACATGTGGAGGAAAATAATTCTCAAAATCTTCTTCATCTTCATAAGTTTGATATGTAGTAACTGTTGAACCAATTCCAGCCCTAACAACTACACCTGCTGCATATCCTGTAGGATCCTCTACTGATACCTGAGGAGGATACTTATATCCGAATCCTCCTGAAACTAAATGAACTCCTAATAAAGATCCATCCTGTCCAATAACAGGATTAGCTTGAGCTCCTACACCTCCTCCTCCAGAAAAAATTATCTTAGGATCTTTATCCTCATCATCTTTAGTAAGAATATTCGCACCACCACAAGGATCGTTACCTCTAGGAAGATCATCAACAGTTAACTTATTTACTTCATTTATATTAAGATATCGTGTCCCATCTCTATTATTAAAAATAAAAGTTGTTCCTGGATTTTTCTTAGCATATACGTTTGCATCCCATAATCCTACCCCTGACACATATCCTGTTTCCGTAGAAATATAACCCACCTTTACATCACGTAAAGTGGGTGCTCCAAAAACATTAAATGATCCTTGACGTTCAGGCATAATTATTATTTATGTGTAGGATTGGAGGTTATCCGATAGGTTTTCTGCAGCATCAGTCAACCCACTAGCAATATTAGAAATGTCAGGCATACCTTTAGTTGGTAAAGCAAAAGGTAGTTTTTTAGGGATATCTAAATCAGATATCTCTGATAATGTCTCAGGATTAATAGCAGTATCAGCTAAAGATGAAAGACTAAATTGCTGTGAATCAGGCATTCCTCCACCTCCTTCATTAAGAGTATAAAAATCAGCAACAGCAGGATTAGGTGGAAGTTCAAAGGGAAAAACATTAGCTGCTATATTTTTAAAATCTAAAGCAGCACTCAGATCACCACCCAAACTACCAAGTACTGACATTATACCACCCAATCCTTGGGGTTTATTCTTACCAGAAGTAGGAGCCTCTATTTTTACCTGACCAGGATCTGTCGTTTGTGTGGCAGTAAAGGTAGCATCAGGAGCAACACTATTATATGTCTCTCTAAAAACAGTTATCAAATCACCCGTCGAATATCCCGTCCCTCTATCTCTAAGAACCAATCCAAACTGATCAATGCGACCTCGTGGTTTAATTATTTCAAACGTACATCCCGAACCACCATTAGCACCAGCAACAGTCAATACATCACCTTTCTTATATCCAGTTCCTCCTTGACCCTCAGTAATAGTAACCTTGTTTCCTACTCCACTTTCATAAGTAATATTTGCTTTACAACCACTTCCCGATCCGCCTGTAGTATTTTGATTGGAATTCGTACCATCATTACTTGGAGATCCCCCTCCAGTATTATATCCTGATCCACCTGTAAGTAGTTTAATATACGATTCACCAACTGTAGTTCCAGTTGCTCCTCCCGAACTTACAGTTATATCTACAGTCAATCCCTGACCACCACCAGGAGCAGTAGATGCAATACCAACTCCTCTATTGGTTACATTACCAGCATTAATAGTTGCTACATTCTCATCAGTAATATAGAAACTACCACCTTGGTTATTACCTAAACCTTCTTCATCAGTTATACCAAGAACAGCACCATCAAGACTACCATCTCTTGCCTTTGGTTTTGCTTTTTGTTCTGCATCTTCCAATTCTATTTTCATATCATCTAAGAAAGCATTCATACTTTTAATAACATTACTATTTGCTTCTACTATTACATCTTTACTTCCTGCTAATGCTTGCCCCATTACATCTTCTGCATAACAAATAGGAACAGTCGGATGAGTCTTCACATCTCCATAAAGAGTTTCATCACCATCAACAGAATTCCCAGTTGCAAAAGAATCAAATGTCAAAGTTGTATTTCCATTTGATTGAGAATCTGTATCAGTAGTAGGTAAAGTAGTACCTGTCCTTCCTGTTCTTCCTACCGTGAAAACATTATTTCTAAATCTAATTTTCTCACCTTGTGTAACTGGCATTCCAGGAATCCAATTCCTAAAAAAAGCATTTGATGTAGGAGTACTAGGATTGTTTACCATACTTACTGCTTGCTCTATTAAATCATTAGGTTTTAATGTCTTAGATAAAATACCCGATAACATCCCACCAATACCATTACCAATACCACTATATTGCTTAAGCATATCCTGATTGATAACTTGTTTCATATCAGCAAACATAGATCTCTTGGATGCTGGCATCTTTGAAATAGTTTTTGATAACTCAGCATTTAATTTCTTGTTAGTAAATTCATTCATCTTATTAAAGATGGTTTTCATATACTTTGCATTAGTAGATGCAGCATCTTGTATCATGGCATCTAAATTCATTGGAGGATTCATAGATGCATCAGCATAGTTACCCATCGATTGTAAGGCAACATTCATTTTCTGCGTAAGATTATCAAGAGTAATCTGCATCCCTTTGATTGCCGAACCAACACTATCCTCTGGTTTAGATAAAGGAATTTTCTCTGTCAAATAACTCTGCAACTGTGCTTGTCCTGCAGTTATAAGATGAATTGCCTCTCCTTCTAATTCAGGACGACCAACTGCTCTTTTATTAGGAGAATCAGCAGCAGCAACACGACTCCTTAAATTCTTTCTTACTTCATCGCCTATAAAACTATTAGAAAATTCCTCTATTTCTGCAACACCAAAACCATCTCTTGTCCATTGGTCTCTTAAATTCTGTACCTCCTGAGTAGCATTCTCAATGTCCTGTAACATTGCTGGAGTTCTAATGCCTTGGGGGAATCCAAACTTATCAAATGCCATTATCCAAATCCTCCCAACATATTTCCTAAAATAGCACTCTCTTGTGCATCTGTTTTTGATTTAGGTCTAGATGTACCTCTATCACAAAAACCTGCTTGACACTCTGCGTTTCCTTTATCTCCTGCTTGTTTTGCAAACCCACTCTGACCTTCAAATGCTACTCCTCCAGTCAATTCCGTCTTACCTTGTAATTCAGTCTGTGCATTGTTACCTAAGATGCCCCATATAATAGGAACATTCTCATGAGCATCCATAAAGAATCCAAAGACAAAATTACCAGGACGGATGCCAGGAGTTTTTAGTGTACCTCCTTGACCTCCACCATCAGTAACTCCATACATTACAGATGCAAACTTAAGTTTCTCAGAGGGGAGGGTATCATTAGACTTAGGATGCATTCCCATGATCCTTACCTTATATCGATACCCCCATCCCTTAATTGATTCGGGATTATCAAACTTATGATTAAGAACATTATCTCTCCAAGTAGAATCATCACAAACTTGACCCATCCACCATTGGAAAGATCCTCCAAGAAATCCTACATCAGCTAACGATCCTCTTTCTGCCATATTTAATCGTCGTATACTCTACATTCCAGTGAATCTGGATGATTGTCACAATACACTTCTAAGTGCTTATCTTCATGACGTGTATGCCAATCATTAATCTTACCCTCATTAGGTTCTACTTCCTCCTCTGAATGATCGTGGAATGCATCATTATGCATCTTTAAATCTTCTTCAGTATATTCTATCATACCATGATTGATATGTTCTTTATGATCTTTAGGATCAAGATAGACCTCATGGTTTAGGTCATGGTCTGGGGTTTTAGTAGTCATAGGTTTAAATTCCTCTAACGAAAGTATTTATTTAATGTTAGGCAAGAAATTATCCTGCATCACGGTATGAGCATTTGTACCTTTCCTAAAGGCATGATTACCCTTACGTCCAGTAGAATCTCTTACTAAATTCATTTTAGTATAAGTTTCTTTCTTTGAAATGTAATGTGTGAGATCAGATATAATATATACACCACCATCCTTTTCATTTATATCATCAGCAGCAGTGTCTGCTTCTAAAGTAGAAATATCTACGAAAAGAGCATCTCCTGCATGTAATGAAAAATCTCCTGGAACAGTAAGTGTTATTGTAGAAGCAAACAATTGATTATATCTCATCACAGACTGATTGTAAATACCTTTTGTATCAAAGTTCTCTTCCTTGGATTTATCAAGTTGTTCCTCAGTAGTTCCACCAGGTTGAACTCCCTCATCAGTAACTAACCAACTTACTCTAGTTGGATTTTGAGAGTATATTCCTAGATCAGGCAACTCTTCTCCAGACATCGATAAGAAATCCTGACTTCCACCATCTTCAAATGCTTTAGCACTCGACATAAAGTTCTCATCAAATTTAGGATCATATAAATTAAATGTATTTAACTTAGTAGAATATGCACCTGCCAACATTTTATTCTGAACATCTACTGCACTATTTCTAGAATATTCAAGAGCCTTAAGATCATATCCTGGTGCACCTGGAGAATCATCATCAGATGGAGATTCATTATAGATGACTGATTTCTTTTGTTCTTGTCCTAATAAAGTATCAAGAGATTTAAAATGATATCCATCTGAAGTCTCCCAAAATATAAATCCTGCCGAGTTTCCTGCTTTATCTTTTCCTTGAGGAGTTGCCTTAGTAGATAAAAGATTAATACAATAAAAAGGTTTTCTTTTATTCCCAATAAAATTATAATTCTTTGAACCTGTTGGTTCAATATCAATTGCCTTATCCGTCTTTAAATTTTCTTCTGCAATTTTTTTAATGTGTTCAGATATTTTTCCTTCATAACATAATTCTACTCTATTTGGTTCCTCTTGATTATTAAATAACTCCTCAGAAACGAGTTGTAATTGAGCTGCAGATTTAGTAGTTTTATCATCGAAAGGAGTTATACCATTCACTTTTAACTTTAATGTTAAATTGTTATCTCTATTATCAGTAAAACTTAATTCAACTTGCTCTCCACCAACGACAGGTAATTTATCAAGAACAGTACCTGTATTCTTACAGTTACTCCCTGTCTTTTGATTATTAACACTATCTCCTGAATCAGAATAAGTATAGGTTGCTCCAATAGTATTAGATAAAAGACTTTCAAAATATTGTAGAAGAATTAATCCACCAGTTAAATCTACAGTATTAGAACTATCTTTATGAGAAGTTATTATTATTTTTTCAACCTCACACGGAGAACTTAGTTTTTTTGCTAACTCCTTTTCTTCCTCTTTCTTTAAAGCATTAACTGAAGTACCATGACGATTTTTTTGTCTTTCTGATTTTTGACGTTCGTTTCCAGTAACAACATTTGTATTTTGTTGTTGTAGTTTCTGTAACTCCTGAGTTCTTTTTCTTTTTGCTGCTGTTTGAGATCCTGCCATGTTAATTCCTCCTAGTTATATTTAACGCTTCTGTAATTCCTTAGACCAATTAGAACTACTACCAGAAGAATTCAGTGATAATGATGCCAGTTCTACTTGTTCAACACCACCTTGCTGATCTGTGCCAATATTAGTTGTGGGATTACTCTTTTGTGTGACGACATAGGTTGTTGAACCCTCATCCATCTCATAACTTGCTTGATTATCAATACCACTATAATCATTAGTCTTTGTATTAATAGGGGTCTGACCATATTGATTTAACTTTTCTCTCTTAGATAAATTTGCAAATTTTGTATATTCTTCAGCAGAAACCTCTTGGTCATTAATATATGTCTTTCCTGTATTCACATCAAATCTACCAGAAACTTGTTTCTCACTACTAATAACTCCATCTTTATTTGATTTTGGTAATGGGGGTGTCTTACCTTCTACTTCTCCTTTCTTGGTATCTTTATCTCCATTTTCTTTAGGGTCTTTATCTGCAAAAATCTTATCATATAATAAACCACCCAATAAATCACCACCAGCACCACCTAAAAACATACCAATTGCAGTTCCAATACCTGGCAACGGAACTAATGTACCTAATGCCCCTCCTACCCATGTACCTAGACCTGCACCTATTGCCATAAATGCAGATCTTCCTAGTGGTTCCTTAAATACAAAAACATTTAATAAGAAATCAACTATAGGTCCTAAGAAAGGAATCTTCTTAACTATAGGACTGATAATCTTCTTAGCAGCCTTTAGTGTACCCGAAACTGCTTTAAGTCCAGCCTTTCCTGCAGTTGTTGCTCCTTTTGCTGCTCCTTTTGCTGCAGCAGAAACTGCCTTAGTGGTGGTAGTTGCTACCTTACTTGCTGGTTTTACTATATTTTTTGTAAGAGATTTAGATGCACTCGTTGCTACTTTAGTTGCAGGTTTTACTATATTTTTAGTAATTGCCTTCGTTGCTTTCTGGGTAACTGGTTTTAAGGCTTTAGTTACAGGTCTTACTGCCTTTGTTAACTTCTGACGTTGCTTAGTAAAAGATTTTTTAAATTGTTTTACTGCTTTAGATCCTGGTTTCTTACCTCTTATCTGAGGTCTCTTAGCCTTAGGTTTAACTTTTGCTTTTGGTTTAATCTTTGGTCTCTTTATCTTTCCTTTCTGAAGGGCAGTTATTGCTCCTGCTCCTCCTCCCGTGAGCATTGTCTCTGATAAACCTTTACTCTTAGAAATGTCATCTTCTTCATCCTTTTTTTTCTGATCTCCTACTGTTTGGTTTCCAAAGAAAACATCATACATCAATCCACCTAGTGCATCACCTGCCCATCCCCCTAGAACTGCACCTACAAAAGTACCTGCACCTGGAATTATACTTCCTAATGCACCACCTAACCATGCTGCTAGACCTGCACCAATTGCCTTGAACGCTGCTTTCCCAACAGGTTCTTTAAACACAAGAAGATTTAATGCAAAGTCTATCAAGGTTCCTATGATAGGAATCCCTCTTACAGTAGGACTTACAAATCTCTTTACTGTTTTAAGGAAAGTTTTACTTCCTTGTTTCCCTAAGAGACTAGTTAATCCTTTTCTTCCTAATTTTGTTATAGTAGATCTTGCAGCAGTGCCACCATATCTCTCAACTGCTTCACTACCAAATTTCTTAACCGCAGCATTTCTACCATACCTTTGAGCGTATCTTGTAACTGCTCTTGGTTTAACTCCACGAACCCCACCTACTCTAGTAAGACCACCAGGACCAGGACCACCGCCACCACCAAACATACCTGATCTTCCTGCTACCATTGCAGCAATCAATGCTGTGTTAAGAAGAATAGTAAATGTCTTCGAGAGATTATCAAACACCTTTAATCCTGATTCCCCAAACAAATTACCTACGGTTCCTCTTAGACCATCATAAATTCCATATCCCAAACCAATCAAACTGGTAAAAGTATTCAGAAGTTTTCCTCCCCAATCAATAACAAAATTTGCTACTGCTGCTAATCCTAAAGCAAGATTTTTAAATAATCCTACATTATCAAGTAAACCCATCAAAATTTTACCTAAAAATAAGGTAACAAAAAAGTTTATAATATTTCCAAATATACTTTTTGCTTTTGTAGGTACAAGTTTACCAAGTCCAAACTTTCTACCATTCTTTTTGGTAGCACTTTCTAATTTCTTTTCACTATCATCATCTTTCTTTTTTTCTACTCCACTCTTTCTTTCGGTTTCTCTTATTTTATCTAATGCAATTGATCCCTTCAATAAGGTATCCACATCCACAAGACTAGTCTTAATTCTATATGCTGTTCCCTCTAAGGTTTCTGTTCCTATAGAAGGAGTTGCCTTACTAATAGTGTTTGCATCGATGGCACGAGAAGGAGGGAGCAAAGGAGTTTTAGGCTTAACATTAACAGGAGTTGCTTGCACATCTACTGTTTGTTGAGAAGCAGGGGTTTCCTTTCTCTTAAACATACGACCAGCCATCTTAGACCCACGACCTGCCCTTCCTACTACTCCTCGTGCTATTGCTCCTAACACCATATTCCTATACCACTATCCCCAAAACATCTACTTTAGCTGGATCTATCATAAAAGAAGGTCTCAGAGTAAATTGAGGAATTTCATTACCTCCTCCTTCTCCCTGTTGATTTTGTTGCTGCTGTTCATTAACTGCTTGCTCATATGCAACTACAGTATTCTTTTTCTCCTTAGGTTTTACTTCATACTTATCAGTATTGACCATTGCATCAACATTACTACTGATTGGTCCTAAGATCCCACTACTACCACCTTTACTACCACCTTTACTACCACCTTCTTTTTTACCACCACCAAACAATCCACCAACAGCACCTGCAGTTTTTCTTATCAATCCACCACCACTTTTTTTATCAAAGTCAAATAGATTACCTGTAAGTTGATCAGCAGTACCACCAACAACACGTTTAAGTCCACCAAATAATCCACCACCTTTTTTCTTTTCCGTTACTGGAGTCTGTGTTGGTGTAGGTGTTACTTTAGATGTGGGAGTAGATCTCTGACCTGCTTTTATTTCAGCCTTAAGGAAGTTTAACTTTTTAGTTAGATACTTATATCTCTTCTTATCGTCATTACTCGCAAATTTACCATTAACTTGACGACGAAGAATATTTAACCTCTCTTCTCTTAATTCACTCATCTGTTGCATGGGTGTCTGTCTAAGAACTATACCACCACCTTGGAATCCTTGAACTAAACCACCACCCTGATATCCTAATGTATTATTAAACATATTATTAAACACACCGCCTTCCATTCCCATGCTCTGAGTCGCAGCATTATTAACTATGCCACCACCCATAAAGTGAGGGACAAGACCACCACCATTATAGTTCATCAACTTGACACCTTCACCTCCATCCATTTCTTCTATCCTATTCATATTTTTCTGCATAAGATTTTCTTTCGTACCACTCTTATGCATTCTGGCACTACTCATAAATTCCTCTCTCAGAGATCCATCTGCAATACCCTGATCCATTGCTATCACATCAGGCAATGCATTGAATTCTGCAAGTACTTTAGGATTTTCTTCTGTCATTCTTGCTCTCCATGAAGCAAGTTGCTCAATCCCTCTGTCATAATTAAATGCAGCAGAATCAACAACTATTGATCCATCTGCCAATTCCATAGATGGGAGTCCTTTTTTCTTAAGAAGTGCTGTTGCTTCCTCATTGGATAGTTTATATTTCTCAGTAGTAGTTTTACCATTAACTGTTTTAGTAATGGTTCTCATCATAGTCTCAAGATTTGTAAAAACATCTGTTGATTCCTGAGTTTTTTCACCTGGACCTTTAGCCTTTGGAAGATTATCATAACCTATTAATTGTTCTAAAGGAGGTAACCCTTGTAATGCTCGTTCCTTATTAACTTCAATAAGATCCTCTTGCATTATCATACCACCCTCATTATACTGAGGAACCTCAACTTTTTTAAGTGTAGGAATATTTGTTCCACCAGCAGCAGCATTCATTCCCTCAAGAGTATCAACACCATACTGTTCTACAGCACCTCTACTCATTACAAACTCACCAGGAGTTAGCATTGCAGGAACTGTATCTTTATTAGGACCAGAACCAGGCACTTGTCCACCTTTATTAAATCCTTGAGGTTGTTCTTGCTGATCATCACCACCTTGCATTCTACCTATACCATACCCAACTCCACCAGCAAGTGCTAGAGGAGCAACAACTTTAGCAATCGCACCTATTTTTCCACCACCAGGAATCATCTTCATAAATTTAGCAGACTTTAAAGCCACAATAGCTTTACCCATTGCACCAATAAAGAAAGTAATCGTACCAATTAACCCTGCAACTAATCCACCAAATCCTGTTCCAAATAGTAACACTGCAGCAGTCAGAGCAGGCCACCAGTCCTTCACAAATCTAACTAAAGTTATTATCTTTCCTTGATTGGCTGGATTACCAAACCAATCTATAAAATTCATCAAGATTTTTCCTAAGAAAAGTGTTTTTATAAAATTAAGTATCTTACTCCATATACTCATCACAGGTTTTATAATTGGATCTGCGAATTTTTGAAGAAGTTTTGGTTTCTCTAATTTTTTCTCTTGACTCGCACGATCTTTCTCCTCACGCTCCCTTCGCATACTTTCAGCAACACCTTTGTCATTATCTTGCTGCTGAATCAAAGTATCTCTAATCGAATCAACCGTAGAAGCAATGGACTGAAGAGATTCCAATAAAGGACTCCCCATTTGCTGTGATTTATCCTGCTCTGCCTCTGGTTTTAATTGTTTATCTACATTCTGTTTACGAAGTTTGACGATGTTCTTTAATAAAGTAATCTTCTTTTCATTTGCAGTAACTCTTCCCTCTATATTATCGCTAGACTCTTGACTGGTTCCTTTCTTAAATGAATCGGCAGTTATAGTTGACCTCTTAACATTAAGCCCACCAAGTTTTTCCTTTTCATTCTTTAAAAAGGAAGATCCTTGTATTAATTGTTGGCGAGATTTAGCCATACTTAGATTGCTGTTGTTTGTTTTTTAATTCTTCCTCTTCAAGATGCTGTCGAAGAAGACCCACATAGATGTCTCGTTCCCAAGGCATCATATTTTCAATCTCTGTTAAGCTATATTTATGGTACTGCATCAAGGCAAAATTCACTCGGAAATAAGATTCCAAGTTCATATATGCCATGCCTATGCGAAAAAAGACGCTAAGCCCTCCAGTACCACTTCACTTTCAACTTTTGTTTTAGGATTAGTAACTTTAATAGTATGAGATAATTTAGGCATAGTCTCAAAGAACTTTTCAATATCCTTAAACTGTGATGAATTCATTGACTCAAGAAATTCTTTTACTTCTTTCTTAGTACAATCAGCAGTTGCCCAAACTTCTTCTTCATTATAAATCTTATCGATACAAGTACCAATCAACTCAAAAGATTGTTCCATTTGATTTCCATCATTAAAATCAAAATTGTTCTTGATAAACTCATCTAAAGAAGGATATTTAAGTTCCATCATCAAATTATCATCTAACTTAATTTGTTTACTATGTTCATCATTTATCTGAACTTTAATATCATCAACATCAATAGTAATTGGAACCTCAGTCTCCTTATCATCAGGACAAATAATCCTAAGTTCTAATTCTTCTCCAACAGATTTACCACGAATATGAAGAAATAGAAATTCAATATCAAATGTAGGAAGAGTTTCTACTTTAATTCCTTTAGTAAGAACACAACTTTTAAGAACAGATTTAATTGCTGTTGTGATCTGCTTGGTATCTTCACTCTCCAATGCAAGCACTAAAAGTTTTTCTTCTTTAACAAGGAAAGGTCTATATTTAACAGACTGACCTGTTGATGGTAACTCCAACTCATAAGTCGGAGTAGCAATTTTTGGTAAAGGCATAATATCCTAATACAATTCAGTGTACTTTATTTAGAGGGGTTTTATTGATCTCCTATAAAGTTACCATTCTCATCATAAAAACTTATAGAATCAATTTGTTCCTGAGTTATTACTTTATTTTTTTCACCATTAAATTCTGATAACCCTGTGGGATCTATGGCAAAATTTTTACTTGGAGCAGAACCTTGTGCTCCTGATATTCCTTGTACAATATACCTAATATATGTCAAAGATACAGTGCATCTTAATAAATCTGACCCATTATAGGTAACAGGCATTGCGGTTATATTTCTTGGAAAACTCTTTAGGAATTCATACTTTAATGTTTGTTCATAATCTCTTTCAAATTTAGTAACTGTTAATCCCGTAGCAGTATAACCTGCTGTTCCATCAGGATATCTCATTCTATAAAAATAATTATTTGATCTCACCTCCTTTTCTGATCCTTGTGGTCCATATTGTTCTCCTGTAATATATGCCATCCATGTTTCAAAAACTCTAATTGGTAAATAATCTTTCGCATCTACATAGAATGTTAAATCTATTACTTCATCAAATACCCTTCTATATGCATGTCTCTCAGTAACACCTGTAAAATTATTATTAATTTCCGTTGTGGCTAAGGAACTTCCAGGAAGTGTTGCTTCAGAACACAATAAATGAAGTTGCTGTTGATGGGGGTTTTGGGAATAACCAAATGCATCACTCATTACCTTATCAAATCCAGGAGGCAATCCAATAGTCACCTCATAATGAGATGTCAATGCTGGACGCAATAGATTAGATTTAATCGCCGCTATGTTTTTTACAGAAGGCATTTATAAATACTTTTTGACCTTATATATTATATATGGCTGAAAGTAAGAAAAGTCTTTACAAACCTAAATTTCCCAAGAAATATAAGGGTGATATATCTAATATCATATGCCGTAGTAGTTGGGAGAATAAATTTTGCAGTTGGTGTGACTTAAATGATAACATTCTAGAGTGGGGAAGTGAAGAATTCTTTATACCATACCGTGCTCCTGATGGTAAGACCCGTCGTTACTATCCAGACTTTATCATTAAGGTAAAGGAAAGCACTGGTCAAGTGAAAACATATGTAATTGAAGTTAAACCTGCCAAGCAAACAAAACCACCTAAACCAAGAAAAAAAGTGACTCAATCATATATCTACGAATGTAAAAC